TGGTTGGGCAGCAAACTGTCCGTTATCCAACTTAATAAAATTATAACTCTTATGTTCTTCTACTGTTTCAGAAAATCCTGTATTCAAATAGCCAGGGTCGTTTTGGCAAAAATCTACGGTGAACATGTATTCACCAAAGTGCCACTTTCTATCTTTGTCCAAGAACTTACACTTTAACATGCGTAAATTATCTTTTTCAATGACAGTAATATTATAACTCAAACAGTCCCATATTTGCAAGTAATCCAAAGGCAAAGTTGCATTTTTTAGGTCTGTTTGCCGTGATACAAAAGCATGTAGTGGTAGTTTATCATACAATGCACCATAATTAGGCAGTAGTGCTTCAATACGAAACGCTTGCCCTTTGATACATTTCACGGTCAACCAAATACATGGTTCATATTCGCCATGACCTTTTTCAAAGTCATAGAGAAATTCTTTCTTAACAAAACATTGGACTGGAGGTAAGTTGTGAACAAGAAAGGCCATACTTACACATAACTAGTTAGGTCTGGAGGTGTCCAACCCTCAGGTTTCAAAACTTTACCATCTTCTCTTTTCAAAACTTTGCCTGTTGCTCGGTCAATCTTGGCTAAATTGGAACGAGCGACTTCATTCCAAGCCGGTTCAACCTTATAACCTTTCATATGACAATAACCTAGGATAACCCAAATCATATCCATACAAGCATCAAGTTGTTCTACATCATCTTTTTCTCGGTGTGCCACACGAAACTCATCAAATTCTTCTTTGATTAATCTGTAATACAATTCTGCATTTTCATTCGATGGATTCTGGTCGCAAGCAACCTGAAAAACTTTAACATCTAAACTCATTGTCATAATTAAGCCTTCCTTGTCAATTCTGATTGATAAGTTCTTTGTCTCAATTCGGAAGAACTAAACCGATGTGTGCGAGAATTGTAATATGTTTTAATACCACGAGCATCACAAATCTCACGGCCTGTTAAAGGTTTATCTTTATATTCTTCACCACAAATACGAACAGTAATTGGCAAGAACATCAATAAATCTTCTAGGTCTTTTTCGGTATCATAGACAATGATTTCATCTACGAATTTTACGGCAGATAGTTGAACATATCTTTCAACTACTGATTGGACTGGTTTGTTTTTGGTGTTTGGTCGGTCGATGGTTGGGTCTGATTGTAGACCAACGATTAAGTGGTCACAAACAGATTTACATTCTGCCAACATAAGAATATGACCAGCATGTAGCAAGTCAAAGGTCGAACAAGTAAAGCCGACAGGTCGGCCAATCATATCATCAGGCAAAACTAACATCATAATATCCTTCAAAAAATAAAAAACCCGCCGAAGCGGGTTTTGTTTGTGCGACAGAAAAATTATCTGTTCATCACATACATGGTTACTTCGAAACCATAACGCATTTCAACAGCAGCTGGTTTTGTCCACATGTTATTTTCTCCTTAGGATTGTTAGAACATTCTAACATCCATATATTATAACACTTAGAGCAAAATGTCACTACTGAAAATCATTAAAACTAACTACGAATTTAACACCTTCGCTACTGAGTTAATTACTGAGGCAATTCTACCAATATCACGCAATTGCTCTACTGTATAACCTTCTTGTTTGAGTGTTTCATAATGTGCCTTGACACAAAAGTGGCATTTGCCAACAATTGAAGCTGCAAGTGAGTATGCTTCAAATTTAGCCTTTGTTGTGCCACCATGTGATGCAATAGCATTCATTCGCAACTGTGCTGGCAAACCTTTTAGGTTTTCATCATCAGCCATTTCAACATATGGATACCACACATTGTTTTGTGCCATGATTGAACCTGCGGTCAAAGCAGCATCACGCTCTTTTTCATCAGCGATTTGAGATTGAATAAAGGTAACCAACTTACCGTTACCTGTAGCAAAAGCAGCCGCTAATGCGATTGCTTCTGCTTCTTCTGGTGCCAATGAACTGCGTTTAATCACAGCATCAAGGTTTAACTTTGTATCTTTAGCATACTCAGGTAAACCTTCTTTCAATTGGTCAACCCATGCACTCATAGTGTTTCACCGCCTACTGTTCGATTACATGCACACAATTCACCAGTTTGCAACGCATCAAGCACACGCAAAGTTTCTTCAGGTGAACGGCCAACATTCAAGTTGTTTACAGTAACATGTTGAATGACATTATCGGGGTCAACAATAAATGTTGCACGAAGAGCTGCACCTGCTGGTGCATAGAAAACACCTAACTGGTCAATCAATGATTTATCATAATCACGGCTTGTATCAGCAAATTGGTAATGTGTAATCTTTTGTAAATCTGGATGTGCTTGTTGCCATGCCACTTTACAGAACTCGTTGTCTGTTGAACCTGTGAGCAATACTGCATCACGGTCAGAAAAGTCCTTAGATAATTTATCGTATGCTACAATCTCTGTTGGGCATACGAATGTAAAATCTTTTGGATAGTAAACGATTACTTTCCACTTACCAGAATAACTTTCTTCCGTAATATCAAAGAAAGCATCCTTTGGTTGTCCTGGTCGAACACCAGTAATTACAAACGGCTCTAATTTATCTCCAACTGTCTTCATATAATTCTCCTAATAAATTTTAATGAATAGTAATAATCTATCAATATTACTTATTCATAGTATATCTCAATTTGCGTTATTTGTCTAATGATATTTTTTAATATTCGTTATTGAAAAAATCAATATCATTTCGATTCTCTTAGAACAACTCTGCCTTTTTCGTCAAGGCTGATGGTGAGAACTGTTCCTTCTTTCCATTTCATTTCTTCACAAAGCTCTGGTGGCAATTCAATGATTGCGTCTCCGTTTTCACAGATTTCTAAAACTTTACTTTCATACCTTTTTGACATTGATGTTACACTTTTCTAAAAATTTAATACCATCTTCACTACGATAGGTGTTACGATAATATACCGAATTGATACCTGATTGGTGAATTAACTTTGCACAATCTAAACAAGGTGCATGTGTTACAAACATTGAAGCACCTTCACTTGAATTGGTTGACCTTGCTATTTTAGCAAGAGCATTTGTCTCAGCATGTAGAACTTCTGGTTTTGTTTTTGTATAAGTTTGGCCAAGGTCTTCTTCATAGAATAAATCTTCACATTCATTTGTCCAACCTGATGGCATTCCGTTGTAACCAATACCGATAATTGTATTGTCTTTTACCACAACACAACCAACCTGTAAACGCTTTGCTGAAGATAATTTAGAATATACTTCAGCTGCATTTATATGAGCATCGATGTATTTCTGTTTCATCGGGAATTAGTTTTTTTCTCTTTGATATTTGGTGCTGGTCTTGAAGCAGTCAATTCAGCATCAATCATCATTTTTTTGAATTGACCTGGATTTTTTCCAGGCATACTCGCCAACAATCGTTTGACTGTCTTTGAAAGTTTGAAGTTTTTATCAGGTTTCATAATGTAATCCTATCACATAGTTAATATTATAGAGGCAAATGTGGGTCTTGCGACCCACACCTGATTAAGCTACTTTCTTCTCTTGCAGAAGTTGTGGCTTAAATTCTTTCAACTCATTACCGATTTCAATCTTACGAGGTTTCTTATGTTCTGGAATAATATTTTCCAAACCAATTTTAAGAATACCATCTTTGAACTCGGCACCTTTCACCTCAATAGTATCGGCAACAGTCAATGATTTTGTGAATGACCTTGTGCCTATGCCACGGTGTAAGTAAGTTGCTTCTGTTTCTTTGTCTTGCTTTTCGCCCTTAATTGTAAGGGTGCCGTCTTGCACGGTAATTTCGATTTCATCTTTAGTGAAACCGGCCACAGCCAATTCAACAACATAACGAGATTCGTCAAGTTTTAGAATATTGTGTGGTGGGAATGAAGTGGTTGCTTTTTGAATGTCAGAACTCAAAAGCCTTTCTACATCATCAAAAAATCTCTCAAAGCCTAGCGTTGTGTGGGCAAGTGGCCCAAATGAAATACGACCTAATGTCATATAATCTCCTTTATTAAGCGAGTTACAAAAAATGCGACCCCTAAGGCATCGCACCTTTATTTATATCAGTTTTTAGTATTCTTGTGGTTTTTTGCCTATGTTATACTTTGCAATTAAATCCCACTCATCTTTTTCTTTAAACGAAATGATTTTAATCTGATGAAGTGGTGCTATATTGTCTTCTAAAATCTTAGGGTTCAATATCTTTACTAGACCCCATTCTTCTAATAACTTAGCGATTGCGTTTCTACGCTGAATATCATTCTCTGAAATGTTAGATGGTTTTCCGTCTAATGCAAATAGTTCCTTGAAATGAACCACATAATAACGACCTTGTTTGTGTAAAATGTGGCATGACTGATAAAGAACTTTCTCTTTGCGAGAAGACACACCAATTCGGGTAAGTGTTTCTCTTACCTTCAAAAAGTCGTCCTGTTCGTTGAATTTCACTTCAACAAACTGTGTCAAATCTACCATGTTACTTCCTCAATCCACCGATATCGGTTTGTTCTTTTAATTGTTGGATTTGTTCTTTGCTTAGTAAACGGAAGGCCTCACGGGCTTTTGAATCAGAGAAACCATAGACTTGCTTTATACATTCTAAATCGTCACTTTTCTCAGATTTTATCCACTTCGCAAACGGCCTTTTCTGTGACCGCACGGTATTTAGTAAAAAGTCAAATTGCAACTTTTTATCTAGGAAATGACGCTGGTTCATTTCATTTGCATACATTAAACAGTCCTTATGATAAGATAGAGACCTATTCACTAAGAATGGTGCATAGTCCTTCTCAGTTATCTCATCTACAATAAGTTGTTTTTTGTTCTGTAATATTGCATTTACATAGTCAAATGGATTACTCATAATTAATAAACTTTCTCACCATTGTTAGTTACCCATTTAATACTGAAACCTACATGAGATATATCATTTGAACTTAAATCTAGTTGCCTCTCTGCTTCTTTTGCAACCGTTTCAGGTTCTAATTCATAGATTTCTAAAACATTTAATGGGAATTCTTTTTCAAAAACTGCACAATATATTTTACTATTTCTAGTTATTCTTTGCAAGGACTTTTCACGCTTATCAACCGGACTTTTAAACATACGGTCAAACTGAAAAGAACCTTTTTCAAAACAACTTAGGTATTCATAACAGATACTAGAATCTTGCATATCATAGGCATCTGGTTCATGTTTAGTTTTATGCACCTGATGACCTAAGATATTTGCTACAATCATTTCTTTGATAAAGCCAGGTTGAAGTATATTATTATATCCACTTTTCTTGGCAATATCTTGAGCTTCTACTATAAGAGATACAATTCTTTCAACATCACTCATAACACCTCTTTGATAAAATCATTATACTTTATAACTTTAACTTTTGGTGTATTCATTAAATCTCTATATTCTGGAGACAGATAGTAATCTAATAATGTCCATGCTTCACCAGCACAAACAATATAAGCCTTTTCATAACCATATCTATCACAAGCCGTTTGTAACATCAACTGTTCATATGGTATCTTTTCTTCAGCGGTGCCTCCGGTGTTTTGGAGTTTAGCAGATATCAAAACCTTAATGTCATCAACACACACATCAATGATATGTTTACTGCCTGTTGGTTTATCACCAATGTATTTTTGTGGCGTAACATACTCAAACTGCTCTTTCATCATCGTGGTCAGATGGTCTTCAAAAACTTTAAAGTTCTCAAACGGATTATATGGTATCTCTTCACCCCAAAGATTTAAACTCATAGCATCCTTATTAGTCCAATTGTATCAATTGTTGTTAATAGCATGTAGTTAGCC